ACCACCCATGTTAATAACGCCAACGGTAGAACTTGATGTATAAGGAAGATTAAAGCTGGTATTAGCAGTAACTGAGGATGTTGCTTGTATGGAACCAGGTGCAATAAAGGTAGAAGGAATTGAGAGCGTTACAGCGCCTGTTGATGCTGAAGCGGTGATCTGATTTGCAGTACCTGTTATTGAAGTAACAACACCTACACCAGATACTTCAAGATTGAGAGAAGCAGGTCCTGTCGTGAATGCTATTGTTCCACCAGCAGACGTTAAGGTACCAAAGGCAGGGTTAGCACTATTTGACCCTAATAATACTTGTCCATTAAGGCCCGCAGCTGTTGTTCCTAGTGCTGAAGTTGTTTCACCAATAACGACCCCGTGAAGTGTTAATGTAAGATCACCTGTTCCACCTTCATCTACAGGTAATGGAGCAAATTGTTTATATGCCATTAAGCGTCTCCTTTAGAATGCTTCATATGAAGCGCCGTCAAACAAAAATGAAGCAGCAGCATACGAATTATTCATGATAAAGTTTACATCTCCATCAATATTTACTGCTCCGCCTACCGTAGTAACCGTAATGTTATCAACTTGTGATAAGCCTGCTTTGTCTTTAATGACAAAAACACGGCCAACAGCAGGATCATTTGGTAATAATATATTTACTACCCCTGCGGATACATCTACTGCTATATAATAATCGGCTGGTAATACGGTATAAGGAGATTGAGCATGTGTTACTAATGTATAATTAACTACTTGGGATGAGTTATCTACTGATATTGTTACCGTATTTCCAGAACCAGAAGTTATAACATTTGCATTAGCTCCGACAATATTAATAATATTTCCTGCTGCCGTTGCATCACCATCGTTAGTAACAAAGGTACTTGTAAGCGTAGGAGCTGAAATAATAAGATTATGATCTCCTGGATTCCCAGCAACGGTGATAGGAGCAGTTCCAAGAATAGAAATATTATTAGAACCATCTGGGCTAACTGCACCTCCAGAGTTACCTGTTAAGGTTTGTACGGCATCGCCTGGCGGTATAACACCGCCGCTTATGCCGTAATTAATAATTTTAGACATAGTTCCTCCTAAGCGATATCTGCATAGATAACAGTTACGTAGATGGTTCCCTTAGTCGGAGCTGCTGTCTCACCTAATACATAAATATATGAACCTGCGGGGAATTCAAGTAATGCTCCTGCACCTGATTGATTAGAACAATAATCGTCTACTTCGCCGCTCATTGTCGCAACAATATCAACGGTTCTGTAACCATCAAATGAAATGAAGATATTCTGATCGGTAAAGTTCTTAATCTTAAGCATTCTTACTGGATTTTCTACAGGAGTTGCTGAATCCGTTAAAGGATCTGGAACAGCGCCTTCCATCGTATAAACCGCTATATAAAGACCATTAACGAATTCATCTGCTGGTAGATATCGTAATGATTCGAAGGCTACACGAACTGCTGATGCTACTGCCATGGTTAACCTCCTACTATATCGTGAATATTACTCGGCTGATACCACCCAGAAAGATAAAAATATCCATCCGCGTCAGCTATGCCTTGTATATAAACAATGGTACCCGCTTTTAGGACACATTTCTGACTATTGGGTGCAGCATTTGTTTGGAATGGTATTTCTTTTGACGTTCCTGCAAAGATATAATCATGAGCGGTAACACCATCGTAACTAATGCCAACTCCCTCGTCTGATGCGTTATTTAATGAGATAAAGAATATCCCAAAAGGCAGCCCAGTGGGATTAACTGGAGTCCATGTTTCAATTGTTATTGCGGCCTTTGATTGGATCGCCATAGGTATAGGTAATGCAAAATCTAATGCCATTACTACTCTCCTTTTTTTTTAAGAGTTAGCTACAACTTCCACAGGAGTTTCAACAGGCTCCGCTGGTTTAATTGATGCTTCTATTCTTTTAATTTCTTCAAGAACGCCGAGACGTAATTCATAGAGCACTGAGAGTGCTTCACCAGCATCACAACCGATGGGTAATGAAAGCTTATAGCTTTTATCGCCTTTGATGATTTCCCAGATTTCATATGCAACTTTGTTCATAAGATTCTCCTTTTAGAAGAGGTTAATAGAGTAATAACAATCTGGTTTTAGAGTACCAGATTGTTATTACCTTTAAAGTTTATTTTAGGTTAGCCATTTCCACTGCTTACCAAGTTTAATATAACTTACTTGTGTTCTGGATATATTGTAACGTTTTCCAATTTCAGTCCCATTTACTTTTTCTCGTAAAAGATTCTTTATTTCTCTAACTTGCTGTTCATTAAGTTTTTCAACCTTACATCTTCCTCGAGCACGTTTATCATTTATGTTATCAAGATGAGTACCAAGTTTTAAATGTTCAGGATTAACGCACGATGGATTATCACAATTATGTAAAACAAGTTTTCCGTGTGGAATTTTTTCTTTATATAATTCGTAACTAACTCTGTGGGCGATTTTTTTTTTATTTCTAAAAGTAAACATACCATATGGCATTTTATCTTTCTTACTTCCGAGCCATTCCCAACATGCATCAGTTTTTTCAAAAAACTTTTCAAAAACTTTAATCATAATTGCCCTAGTTTCTTCAATAGTTTCAAGAGAAATAGATAATTTACGTTTAATAAATTGTTTTTCATTTGAATCTCTAGCCCAACAACGTTTATTGCAATATTGAGATCTTTCATATCTACGTTTTAAACAATAAAAATCCAATCCACATTTTTTACAGCTTTTTACGACACAATCTCGAACTAACATATGATACTCCTATAGGTTTAAATTAATAAGAGTATCATATGTAATTTTATTCAATACGTAAACACATTGTATCAATTAATTTGTCTTACTATGTCAAGGCACTCCATGACATTGCACCGTTGGTATTCACGTACAATATGGTTGAAGCTCCGCCAGCAATATTCAAATAGATAGAACCTTGCAATGCAGTTACAACACCATTAGGAGAACCAGTTCCTACAAGAATCTGAGCGCTTTGTACTCCATTATTAATCAATACACCAGTTGCCGCAGGTGAATTAAGTGAAAGACCAGCCGTTCCTGCATTTATATTAGTTGCCGATATTCCTGTTTGAGATCCAATTGTTACAATATTTACTGCCGCAGCGTCAGCAATATGAACAGTTTTTCCACCAGTTCCTGTTGCAAGATTTAAAGTTTGAGTTCCTGCCGTAGCATTACCAGACAAGATACTTACCGTTGAATTAGCTGCTGAAGCGCCTGATGCGATAAATATATTTTGGGCTGATGTATTAACACCACCACCAATAGTTATACCATTACCCGAAACACCATTACCAATACCAATCGTTTTAACACCAGCATTATCGGCAATAGATATCGTTTGAGCTCCTGTCCCCTGTGCAATGTTGATTGCGCCAGTTTGAGCACCAGTTCCACCAATATTGATGGTACCAGTAGTCATACCCGCACCAATAGAAACTGATCCGGCTGTTTGTACATTCGCAAGTGCTAATGTAGTAGCTCCTGAACCATTTGCAATAAGAACACTATTTGCAGCATTTGATGAACCAAGTGTTAATGTTCCTGTTTGTGCAGTTCCACCAATTGAGATTGTACCCGCAACCATACCCGTACCGACTGCAACTGAGCCTCCTACTTGAACATTAGCAATTGCTACTGCAGAAGCGCCAGAACCATTTGCAATAAGGACGCTGTTCGTCGCTGAAGAAGATCCGAGAGTCATTGTTCCAGTCTGAGCAGTACCACCAATAGTTATTGTACCAGCTACCATGCCAGTACCAACGATCACAGCACCGCCTGCTTGTACATTAGCTATATATGTAGAGCCAGCACCAGAACCATTAGATATATAGGTACTTTGTATTCCTGTTGATTCACCTATAACTAATGCTCCCGTAGCCGCCCCTGTACCACCAATAGTAATTGTACCACCAGTCATAGCTTCGCCTATAAAGATAGAACCACCAGTTTGAGCAGCTCCAAGGCCAATGACGTTTGCTCCCGTACCACCAATCGATATTGTTTTAAGCGCTGCGCCTGTACCAATATTCACCGCAGTAACAGTAGCATCTGAGGATATATTAATGGCACCTGTACCAGAATTAAGTGTAATAGGACCATTGGCAGCAGTGATAAGAAAACCACCTGTACCGAATGTTCCCGTCAGACCGCCTGACGAACTACCTGTTTCAAGTGTTATTGCCGTTGCGTTTGCTGCGTTACCCTCAAGGGCTAAGGTAGTAGTTGCGGATATATCAACGCCGGCTCCTGATGAAAAGATCGTGATTGTTCCAGCATCTACAATATCAGTAATAGCGAATGCTCCAGTCACTGCAAGAGTTCCAGTAATAGTGACATCTCCCGTAACATCAAGATCTTGCGCCATAGTGACATCGCCTGCCACCGATAAGGTGCTGCCCAGAGCAGTAGCTCCAGCATCAAGGGTAGCCAAAGTTGTCAGCCCAGTTGCAACGGTAAGCGTACCAGCAGCTATTGTTGCATTGCCTGCCGTAACCGTGAAGTTTCCAGGATTAACAATAAATGAAGTTGCAGATGTTGCTGAGGTCACATTAACAATCCATTGTGCTTGTCCTGCGGAGTTATTTCCACCATTAACGTAGGCAACTTGATCAGTTGTGTCTACCCAGAGTTGCCCAGTATAAGCAAAATCGAATACTCCTGGAGCATAAGGCGCAAGAATGGGAGCCGGAAAATTATCTTGAAGAGGACCCTGAAGTCCTATAAATGTATTTTGACGTGTTATTTTTGTAGCCATAATTCTCCTTTTTTAAGAGATCTATAAATTTCGTCTGTCGACAGATTGTCGACACTTCACTACAAGATCTTAAAACACAGCAATAAGATTAAAGATATAGCTTGCAAAATTTAAGATCTTTATTTATAGTATATAAAGAGGAGAAACGCTTATGGAAAAGCAAAGTATGGCACCCAGAGGTTCGGGAAATGCCAAAATTTTAAATAAGAAGATGATAAATTTCTTCATAGATTCTGATTCTCATGCTCGAATAAAGATAGAAGCAGCAAAGAAAGGGATATCTATGACGCTCTTTATGACCATTGCGATTAGAGAATATGTGAATAAAGTTATGTACGAAAACTCTCGATAGACTCATTATGACAGCTGCCGCTCAATAGGTTAAAACTTTCTGCGAACTCATCGCTTTGGACGGCAGCTGTTGCCTTGTACAACAGGAATATAACATGATTTTAACACTACTGTATTATTTATTCGTTTTCTGGGTAATTACCCAAATAATATTAATTCCATTAGTTCTTATTGTTTCCGTTTTCGAAAAATACGAAGATTAATCTTCTAGTTCTTCATCCGCTTTTTTATTTAATTTTGTTACCAATTGAGCAATTTGACCCTTATTTTCTTTAACAGAAGCTTCTAAAATTTTTCGTGCAAGTCGTTGAGTTGTGGGATGTTTCCAGAACGTATGAAATGATTTATGAGCAACTTCTGGTATTTTTAAAGCACCCGATACCGCAGCCTTAAGAAGTGTGGGATTCTTAATTAAACTTTTATAGCTTGAATTATCCTTAAATAATTCTGAAAATGAATCTGGCTTAATATAACTTGATTTTGAAAGATCTTCAGCTGCATTCCATATTCTACCAAAATGAGGGTTATCTTTTGCAGCTTTTTGTATAGTCTCGTTAAGTGCACCAACACCTCGTTTGTAGTAATTACCTGCTTCACTACCTTTATGTTCCTGATAAAGTTTATTTAAATGTCGTTTAGATTTTATTGCATCAAGGACATTGATCTCATTCTTCTTAACATCATTGGCAACTTTTGTGAATTCATGACGAACTTGCTTTGAAACCTTATCTGTGAGTCCACTCTTGCCTTCACCTAATTTATCTATTTCTTTACCCATGAATTCATGCAATTCTTTTGCGGGTTGTTTGATCTTTGCAGCTCTTCTTTCTGCGGGGGCATAATACTTTGACGCCTCTTTCTTTGCGGTTTCTCTAATAGTTTTTGGTCGGATACCCTTAAGAGCTGCTGAGGCTCCTATCCCACCTAATAAACCACCTATTTGTTGTCCTTGAGGGCCAAATCCAAGTCCTTCAGCAGCACCTTCTCCCAATGTTCCTCCAAGTGCGGCTAAAAGTGCTAATGGACCTTCCTTCAGTACAAATGGTAGTTTTTGTTGAAAGCTATTGATAAGATCTTCGCCTGGGCGTGGTGTAGAATAGCCTTCAGGTAAGCCTAATTTAGATTCTGCTCCTTGAACATTACGAAGGATATCTTCGTAATTAGCACCAGGCGCTTCATTTCTCTCAAATTGAGATTTCAATGCTGCTCGTTGTTTAGGATTTAACTTTACTCCCAATTTTTCAAGATCTTCAAGTTTTAATCCTTCTGGCTGGAATTTAGATGCCAGAGCATTTGGAAAAGAAGCAACAGATGTAAGACCTGTTGGAAGTGTTCTATAAAGATTACGTAAAATGGCTGCAGGCCAGCTTTCCTCGCCTTCTTGGTTATTTTCCAGGGCACTTTGAGCCTCATTATGGTTATTATTCACGGTTGGCGACTGAAACGCCTGTGGAGCTTCATTTTCAACGCCTAAATTACCCCCTACTCTACTTTCAGGATTTTTTTTTTCGCCCTTCATCAGTTGATGAATCTTTGCTTCAAGACCAGCAGGTTGTTTATATTCATTTTCTGCTAATAATTGATCACGTAGTTGACCAATCTGAAGAACTTTTTCAGCTTCTTTTTGTAGGCGATCTAATTTCTTCAAACTCACTTTAACGGGTTCACCAATAATAGGTTTAAGACTCTTATTAAATTCGATTTTATATCTGGTCGGTATTCCGCGTTGGCCCTCATTCATTAAGCCCACGATATTGTTGTAAATATTCTCAAGATCTTGAGTCTCTTCGTTTTGGGAAATCTTAGAGAAAGGAAGATAACTGCGCAAAGCACCTGCTGTTTTCTTCGTTCCTAAGAGTTGGCGACTAGCCTGGATATAGTCCATTAATTTTTCAGCATTGGTTATCTGTGGACTTACCGTATCATTAAACTTCTTATTCTCAGCATTAATAATCGCTTGCTGTCTAAGCTGCTGTGCTTCACGATTTTTGTTGTTTCCCGCCTGTCCTAAACGCTGTGCTGGAGATAGATTTTTTGCTTCTTTGTCCGCCCCCTGGGGCGCCCCATAGGCACCCTGCGGGGTTTGATTACCACCACCTAAACCACTCAATAAGGCCAATAAACTCTTAGGGTCTTTTTGAAAAAGTTGTGCCAATTGGGCTTCTTGAGGAGAATATCCAGCACCTTGTATTTGATTAGAGAACTGCTGACGTTGTTGCTGTCTCTGCATCGCCTGCATTTTACCTTCAAGTAAACCCGCTAAACCACTCCCAAGCGCACCACCTAAACCTTGACCAAGTAATTGGCCAGCTCCCGCATATAATCCAGGATCGTTTATAACTTGTGCCATTATATACCTCCTGTATATGCTTTACCCGCTGTACCAAGAGCGGCTTTACCGTTTTCTAATCCATTAAATAAGAAATTTTGCAAGAAGCCTTGTTGAGATGGGAAATATTGATTTTCAAATTGTGGGTTCAAACTTTGTTGAATGGCCCCAAGACCTTGTTGCTTGTTCTGTTGGCCATAATTTGACATCAAAGAACCGATAATATCTTGTAATTGATTATTACTTCCTTGAAGCTGTTGGGTAAAGGCCCCCGAAGTTGTTTTATTATCACCGAGCCCGCTAAAACGTGCAGCAAGTGATGGCACAACATTCTGTGACCATTGGTTATTCAACTTGTTGGCAATAGGTTCAAACCCTGCATAGGGATTTTGCACTTGATTCTGTCCCCATTGCCCTAGAAAATTTGATGACTGCATTTGTTGTGGTGTAGCCGTAGATTGCTGTACATTATATCCTTGGTGACCAAGGAAAAATTGAAAAAGTTTTTGCCAGAAATCCAGTTGTGGTGCTCCTTGAAGTCCATTTCCTTGTTGACCCTGTATCGGCATTGGTAATTGATTAATCGCCATGATATCTCCTGTGCGCTCTGCTTACAGCTTACGCATCTAAAATTTTAAATATTCTAATACAACATAACTTGAACTAAACGTTATTGCCGTGTTATTTGTAATAATGACATTTGTGCCTGTAACCTGAAGTACGATATCACCAGCGGGATCAGCGTAGGGCAATGGATAGTATCGTGAGTTTGCTGGAACTGCATTGTAATAAGAAGCTGATCCATAGATCCTGACAAACGTCCACGTAGGTCCAATAGTAAGGCCATGGGCTACTAGTAAAGCACCTGGGGCTAATATCCCCGTGTTTACCACTAATTGATACGTATTGCGCTGCTGCGTAGAATTTGTCGTACTGAACCACATGTTTGACGTGACAAACTCTTGGTTAAGATACTGTCCAGTGGTCTTCAAGTTGAGTGCAACAATGATACTGTTAAGGGTTTGATACAACCGTACAATAAACTGTTTAGGATCATCTGAGGGAATGGTATAAGTCGTGGGTATATAGACGCCTGAATTTGGTGGTAACATAGTATCTCCTTATTGCAAACGTGACGTTGAAGGTGTTGCATAAATTTGCATAGCATGCATTTGAAAATCATCCCACGCAGTCGCCGTATTCAACAGTTGTGCTAAGTTGTAATAAATCCTGAACTGGATAACTTCACCATCGCCCTGGAAGTACACAGGATGCCATACGCGTGATGATGTATTCTCATAGGGATAATCAGGATACGCAAATAAATCTAACGTTCCCGTACCTACAAGGGCACCAGTAAGAGCACTTGTATCAGTCATAGAGGTATCATCAGTTGAGACAAAATAATCCACTTGGATCTGACCTGTTTGTTCTTTATCAACAAGAAAATCTATCTTAGAGATAAAAGCATTGCGACCATCTTTAGCGTAGAAGTTAAACTCTTTTGTTTGAATATCTATTACTGCAACACTTCCTACGGTTCCACCGCCTGTATACACCCCATTAAGAACAGGAGTGGTAGTTGTTACCACAAATGTATTAGCGTCAACTACAAGCGTAATCTGCGCAATAAAGCCGTTTAACGTTGCTCCAATATTTCCCGTATCATCTATAGATGAGAAATAAACACATTGGCCTGTGATAAAGTTATGGTTAATACATATTATGGTGATTAAAGATGCGGTTCCACCTATTGAAACATACCCTAAATTAGTTATCGATAAGTTTGCAGAATTATTAGTATAATCTGGTTCTAATATAAAGGTAAAACCTTGTTGGTTTCCACCAATTACATCACGGATACCACCTTGCAAAGATCCAGAATCCCATCTAATTGGTGCTGACCACAAGGTATTAGAACTCCAAAGAACACCACTAACAGATTGAAAATATCCCATAGCAGTTATTGATTCATCATTAATTGCCCATGAGTTGTTCTCATAGTTATAGAGCAATACCTGGTTGGGATAGTTCTGTGTGACCGTTTGCTGGTTCGAAGGGAAAGACCAATAGACAACTTCTATTTCATAATCGCGAATACCTGCTACACGGATAGGTCCATTATTTGAAAGATTTATTTGAAACACTTCATCAGGAATTAAGGAATCGATACGTTGAGTTTCATAACCATTACATGAATGTATACCAACAGATCCTATGCCAAGAGCAAACTTATCAAACGGTACAACCGAGAAAGGAGAATAAGCACCCAGCTCCGTATTAAGCTTTTGGAATACGAATGGATTGGCGTTATTACTCGTATAGACCATTTCCCACGTTGAATTTTCAAAGAAGACTATAAGTCTGTCTTTGATAAATTCTACCGTGATGATAGCTTCTGTGGTTGCAGCATCAATAAAGTTACCTTGACCAGGTATATCTTGTCTCCATGAATTGACGGCAACTGGAGAACCAAACTGTGTAGAATAGCGACATCTATTCTGGTAATTAACGCCAGGGGCCACAGCTCCTTCCCATGTATTAAATGCGAGCATAGCATTCTTAAATACCACAAGAATCTGAGCAGAGAAGAGATAATCAGGAACTTGATCAATTTGTGGCTGAAAGACAAACCAGGTACCATTATAAAGATATCTCATTGCTTCGTTCTGATTGAAGTTTGTTACAAAGAGCGCCTTGTCTGATGGCGCAGGACCCGTCCAGTTTGTTCCCCAAAAGAATTGAGAATCATTTCCTGTCCATGTCGCTGCTCCTAATGCGAGACGTTGCCATCCTGGTGTAGGAACGGTTGTATAGATATACGCGAATTGGGTATCAAATGCTATGGTAGGCTCTTCGTTAACGATAACAACTTGTTGGGTGATTATACCCATAACGGGCGTGCTTGGATAATAATAGAGTTCGCCCGCAGTTGTTCCCGTGATCGTCACATTACCATTTGCGGTATTGAAGGTTCCCACTCCAGGACCATTCGTAAGCATGTTATTGAGGCCAACATTCGTGACGGTATACCACTGTGTAAATAAGTTTCCTGCAACAAGATATTGCAGAGAGAATTGTTGGCCTACAAGCCACTGGGCACCAGGAGCTTGAAATGCAACAGGTCCACCCCCTGGGTAAGCTCCGAGATCAACGCGTAAACGTGTTTGGGTCTGATCATTAGTTTGATTAATATACGTAGTACCAAATCTTTTTCTCACACGACCACGCCATACGTATGCATTCTGAAGGTAACTGAAAGCATTGTCTGGAATCAACCAGGGTTCTCGATTCAGTTGGAGACCTGAGTCTTTGTCTATTGGAGCAATGAGAAATTTATCTGCCATATTACATTCCTATCGCAAACCATTGGAACGGAAAATTACGATTATCATTAGTAGAAGTTCGTGTAGACCCTTTGGCAGTAAAGTTAGTAGCAGCGATAGCAACAACTTGAATGTAAATATTCACTGAGTTTGCCGAAGTAGGAACCCCACCAAGAGTAGTTACGATAACCTGAAAACATGTTCCAAATGCTGGGCCAACAGTATTCATAGGAAAATTTAGAGTAGTTGTCGCATCATTTTGTGCCGTCCAGGCTGCCGTTCCCCATTTAATCAATAATCCAGAAGCAAGGCGACTCCAACCATTAACAGTGGCCAATGTTCCTTCAGTAAACGCTATAGGATTCCCGGAGTTTTGTGGTATCCAATTAAGTTCAGGATTTCCACTTGTAGCGCCAGCAAGTACTGCCAATCCCCCCTCAAGAGCCAATGTAGCCGGTGCACCAGCCTGCTGAGGCATCTGCAAGAACATATGTTTACCCTGGTTCCCAACACCAGATCCGTAAGGAACGTGGTTCTGTGAGAAAGCAGGATCAATAAGGTCGGTAAAGTTTGTAAGTATAGGTGCCTGCGTAGCATTAAGTGTCTGATTAGCTTGAGGTACATTTTGTAGTGCCATGATTTCTCCTAATAAGGCCAGTTGATGTTTCCCCACCATGCCCAGCCAACATTTCTATTTGAATTATAAATTGTCTCGGATGTTGAGTTCGCTTGTTGTGTGATAGAAGCCCTATTCACAAGATTCATTTGCTCCCTTAAACTCGGCATCATTTGATCGATACTTGCATAGTCACCACGGTCTTCGAATACTTTTTTAGCTGCCAAATAAGAAATAAATTCCCACCACTGAGAAAGTTGTGGAGCATCAGTTTGTTGCAAAAGAACCGTTGGCCTGATATCGGCTTCAAGCTGAACTGGATAAACCGTATCGGGACATGGTCTGAGCGTAAACGTGTAGTTATAGTAGAGAGCAGCGATAGGCTTACCGGGTTGATAGGGAATAATATTAGCTTGAACGGGATTCATTGTCCCATTATTCGCTGTGTTATTTGGAAAGTATGCGGTGAATTGGCCCGTTAAGTAATCAATTGTCCCATAAGGTGATGGCAATGTTGGCTGAGGATCATTAAAGAGCGATAGATACCCAGTTTCATTATTTATGGGATAATCGATCAAGATCATAGCTGTATTATTTATATCTAAACACGATATCTGTACATTATTTTGATAAATAGGAAAGGCTTCCAATGTTCCGGTAAATGGCCCTGTGGTGCCATTACCGAACAATCCACTCACATGAGTGGTCGTAACGGTATTAGGCCAATATCCAAAGAAGTCATCAGGCCATTGAGAATAAGTACATTGCACTCCAGCGATATAAAGGGGCTGGTGGATCGCAACATAGTTATTGTTAAAGTTATAGAATGGATCGTTGATATCGGTTGTTTGGGTTGTATAAGTATCAATATTTGGTTGTGTATAGAACGTAAAATTTGTACGCAATGAAAAGAGCCTCAAATGATTGGGAAAGTCATAGAGTATTGCTGAGTTTATGTACTGGTTAAGCGTATTATCACTCATTTGAGATGGACCAGGTGCACGTGTTATACGCCGTACCTTTTGCTGGATGTTCTGTAACGTAGAATAATTGCTATCGGGGACAACTGCCATGATTTCTCCCTAGTTTACTTTCCAATAGGTGCCAGGAACTAATGGATAGGGCAACACATTTTGCGTGCTCCCATTGGTTTGTGATGTAAGTTCACCATACGAAACAACGTTAGCAAGCTGAAGCTGACCGAACCAGAAGTCGCCTATTTGCACAGGAGGTGCAGGTGCCACAAACGGATTAAAAAAAGTGGAGTCTATCGGTAATGAAAAGTTCAACTCATCGATAATCGTTATGGCACCTGACATTTGATTTATTTGTGACATCCCATAATAGGAAGGCACATTCAGACGAACAATAAGACCATTCAAATACTGATGAGGGAATGAGGTAGTAACTACTGCTGGCTCAGCATTTGTAATCGCTACGATGATCCTCATCGCTGGTTGAGTAATCGGATATTGAAGGGCATATATGTCCGCCATGATAACCCCCCCTATGCGCGTAATGTCGCAGGAACAATAGGATTTATTTCTACTTCAACGAGGTTAGAAGGCTTCTTATCCCAGTCATCATCGATATCCATATACTCAAGGGATGTGAATGAGAAGCGTGGAACTTTACGACGCGCGGTCATATTCGCATTTGAATTAAGACGTCCGTCATTAATACCTGCTTTTTGATTGGTTTCACGACCAAATTCATCTTTAAGGTTGAGATATTCAATGTAATGGCAGTTTGTGTTCACATGACGTGCCACGCCACGTGGTATACGATGCTTTTCTCCATGAAGAAGATGATAGAAGATAAAGTCATCGCCTGGATAGAGCTTAAGACCAAATTTTATTGGATTTCCTGGTCGTTCAAGGTTAGTGAAGATACCTGTTACAAGTTCATTATCACGTGCTCTGCAACGTGCGATGTCTTTCTTGACCTCTTCTTTGGACATCTTACTTTTGACTCTTTTTTCTTCAGGCTCTTGATTGAGCAGTCTAATTGCCATATTTTCTCCCTTTTAAGAGATGGGGACCCCTAAAAGTCCCCATATTAAACTATTTGTTCCAGGACTTGCCTGCAACCCACGAAATAACGTCCGTATTAACACCTGCTGGACTATTAGCACCAGCAACGAGTAACAGACCTTTTTGGGCTGTATTCATCACTGAGTCTGCATAGGGATAGACAGGAGTTGGTGCTTGAACGGATGTAGGAGCTGGAAACACTGTTCCAATTCCATAAGGATTCAAGTTAGCAGCACCAGTATTTTCACCAAATGGAACAACTTGAGCCCATGAGAAGCCAGGAGCGGTTGTTAATGGGTTCTCCCATGTTCCGAAAGATGAAACGTTTATATCAACCGTAATTGTGTTGGTCGCATCATTAGCATCTTCGGCACCAACGTTAACAATTGTTCCTGCAAGACCATTTAATTGGGTCATACCAAAAGCAAGATTAGTCACTTGTGGAACAATAAATCGTACTTTTTGACCAATTTGGAATGTATGAACAACAGAAAGCGTTACAATTGCTTGGAATGAGTTTGCTGGATTAACAATAACCTTGGTGATATATCTATTGTTAGGGTAGATATATGGGTTAAATGGAATAACCGCATAGGTACCTGCACCTGGATCAGCATCAGCAATAGCAGGCATAAATATCAAATCCATGCTTGTATTAGCAACAATATTGGCAACTGAGAAATCAATCCCCGCAAGTTGTTGTGCGCCAACCGTAGAATAAACTCGAACAATGCCCGCGGGAACATCATCGCCCGCTACGGTTGATAAACCGTTGGTATTAGCCGTAAGTAGTTGAGGTGAACCGTAACCACCACCATTAGCAGTGATCCCCGTTAATGCAGTTTGACTGAGAGCAGTTGTAACAGAAGTATCTTGAAAAAAGAACCCTTCGTTAGCTGCTATTTCATCAACATTGATCGTAGTACCGGCATTAGTTTTGAACCATTGAACACCTTGGCCAACAGGCATACCAGATCTCCAGTAGAATTGGACACCAGCACCTGTACCCTCAGCATACATATTCGTTTCATTGTAGACGTTGATAAAATCTACGCCTGTAGGAAAAGGAAGGAAAACGTTTTGCCCAGTCGATGTGAACGAACCAGATAAATTACCAGACCATACTTCAAACATAGTGTTCTCCTTAACTTAATGTGCATTGAAGATTAGTAAGCCATTGATCGTCGTAAATTCTATTTACTTCCGCCATGGTGTAACCAATTGTAACGTTTTGAGCCAACGCACCAGAGAAGATGGCAGGTCTGAAAATAATCGCAGAGCTGTAATTATCTTGATGAACACATCCGTATGATTCCATACCTGCAACAAAGTTGTTGTAAACCGTGTTACCGAGTTTTGAACCATAAAGGGTCTTTGAACCGACCGATGAAACCATCATACGAACGTTGGTTACTGAACCCCATTCTTCGCGAATAGTGTCTTTTTGGTTGCTATAGTTCCACTGTGGTATGAACCCATTAAGGTTATTGAAATCAGGCGTCATATCTGAATGTGAAAGCATCAGATATGCGTTACGAGTTGGGCCTGTTGAGAAGTTACGGCCTGGTTGAATTCTATCGAGCATGTACCATGCATCGTTACCCAACAAGGCAGCACAGACTTCATCAATGTCTGATAGAGATATGTTTGTTGGCAAGTCACCATTGTTACCACCAGTTGCGCGGTAAACCGTAGCTGTCGCAGCAAGAGTATCTCTCATCAATTGATCTTCGGTCATACGCATTGATAAACCACAAAGCTCAGAGATTTCATGAAGAACTTGGTCTTGGTTTTGCAAGAAAACACGTTGGTTAACTGCTGCATAAAGACCATAAAAAGATACGGTAGCGTCAAGGTCAGTACGAACTACTGGGATACCAGCAGGCTCAGAACCATCAGCAGAAAGAGGAACAATAGCAGTGGGAAAGCGTTCATAGCGTGACGATCTTAAAGTATTACCACCCTTGGTTTCAATGTATTTATCCATTGCTCCAAGTTTCATGATCAGACCAGGTTGATGTACTGCAAGGAGTACTTTATCAACGGATACCTGAACTTCTGGTGGTAAATTATACGTTGTATTCAACATAATTTTTACTCCGAAAGATATAATAAGCTAACAATCCGATTCCTCGAACCATCTCTTATCATTCTTCAGAGTGATGAGTTCTGAATACATCTACTAGGGGCACCCCTATGGGTCTATTTTAGAACCTCCTAGCGTTCCCTGACGAGAGGATATTACGTCGAATGACCTTGAGGGTCTTGGGTGTGATGGCGAGTCACAATACAGCCAGGTAGAAGCGAGCTACCAATACGCTGAGGTGAGTATAGAACGGAAGATTATGCTTGTGCAAGTTGATATTTAAACTAAACTATTCAGACTAAAAAAACATTAATCAAGGAGCAAATATGCTTGAAACAAAATGGGAAACCATTGAATTTAGACCTTCAAAGGTCATAGAAGCAGAGATAGAAGAATTTCACACGATTCATCAAAGCGAATACGATATAGCTACTCGAGATTATCTTATTATGCTTTTGAATCTTAATGAAGAATTGGTGAGCAGCTTAAAGTTTGAGAACCGACACGGGATAAAACATGAATGAAAATATGACAGTAAAATTTATTGATTCACGTATATATTTACCTCCTATAAACGATCTTACTGTTTTATGTAATGCGATTACATTTTTTCCCATGAAAGAAGAATATTTTTGCGAAGAATATGAACTAGCTAAAAATAGAAATATAGAATTTAATACCGATATTCATAGACATGAATGTGGAATAAATGTTGAGTTCTCAACTCTTATGACATCTAAATTATTATATACAACAAATTTAAAGTTTAATCCTATTAGATTCGGATCTATTTGGCCAATCAATTGCTGTAAAACAATGGCGTTTAAAAATATAGAAAATAAAACTAAGAATGGTGGCCTTAGGGATGTTTTAGAAGAAATTTTAAAGCATGTAGAAGAAAAAAATCAATGGTGGGATTTACAAGATTTAAAAGTATGGATATTTTTACCCGCTGATTGGTGAAACGAACTCATTTTAAACAAAACAAGCCCCGGAATAACAAATAAACAGGCGGTACCCAAGCTCAATACTAAGCGGTACCCGAACTCAAAGTAAGCGGTACCCAAGCTTTTTTAAAAAAAGCCTTTATCGGCAACATTTCGATTTAAAAAAATCCAGCGGTTATGGTACTGGATAATTTATTAAAAGATTGAAAAAACCCCCAGGAAGGTATCTTATCAGGAAAGGATAGTAACCAATAAGATCGAAAACCTGGGGGAACAGAACAACCAAGGAAAACAAAGGAGAAATGAAGATGTTTCTATCTACGCTTTATAGCGGCCAACCGATTCAGTGTCAAGGTTCGTTCAGTATCATCCATAGCCCATCGATCTGCGTCTTTAAAGTTAGCCAATGGAGACTCAGCCATAGAAGGCCCAGCTGACGCGGCCGTTCTAGGCTTCGACTTATTAGCTTCTATTCGGGCATCAGTTTCTGAATAGTCCTCTTGCGCAACCCATGACTTAATCATTTCGTATGCGGTTTCACCCTTATCGTACAGATCAGGAGTGTACGTGAGCGCATTAAACTGACTTGGTCTTTTTTGTTGCAAGAGCGCCAAGTTCTCAGCCGTTACGATCTTATCGAAATCTTTATATTTAGTACGAAGTCTGAGCTCAGTAGCAGATGCATTAAAGGATTCAAGTTGTTGCTTGGTCTGCTTCAATTCATTCTTTATCGATTTAAGATGCTTCTTATACTGCTTACCCTCGATGTACAGGTCATCATCAACACCGATATCATCTTCGTCAGGTTGCTCAGCTGGAGTACCATTGATAGCTCGCTTCATCTCTTGTAGAGCACGTTCTTGATCATGAGCGCGTTGCTCAGCACGTTCAGCACGTTCACGTAATGCTTTAAAGTCTAATTCTTTCTTGGTAGGTGCTGCTTCAACAGGAGCACTATTTTCCATTTGCTGTTCAGCAACTTCGATCATTTCGTCTGTCATGTGGTCTCCGTAATCTTAATTAATGCGTCTGGTTTATCACCGTTAAGCTTTTTTACAAAGCGCAAGAGATCACCAGAAGCGTCCATTGATATAAATTTAACCATGCCTTCGTATTCTTTATGTTGCGCAACTTCATGCATATTCTGCACGATATAGTCGTACATTCTTTTATCAGGAAGATGCCACAAATAATCAAGCGTTCCAGATTCGTGATAATACTTCCATACAGTCTGCTTGAATGATGGCGTAGGTGCTGAGTGTCGTACGAATACAATCGTCTCAGGAACACGTCCTAGATAGTGTAATTTTATGCGCATCTCAATATAGAAATCTTTGCCTTGGAACTGTGGCTCCGATAGAGCTTGTTTGATACCGTCGTCGATCTGAGCCATGATAGCTGGCTGCATTGCATTGGTATATTCTCGTATATCATCTTCAGCGAGTAATTTTTTAGAACGATGCTCGGCAAGTATCTGCCCGTACGTCTTATCATCTTGCATGAGGTCCTTTCTCCTTTTAAGAAATAGTCTCTGCGTTCCTTTTAAGAAAGATTTAACTGCTATCGCATCCTAACGCGCAAAACGGACCTCCGCAAGCGAGTCTTGAAGAGGCCCGAAAGGAGAGAGAGGTACGTGCTATTTTTTGTGTTTCTTTTTCTTGGACTGTCCACTTTCATGCAATGCGATTGCGACCGCTTGCTTTGGATTAGTCACTACAGGACCTTTTTTGCTCCCTGAGTGGAGTTCATGCGCACCAAACTCGTGCATCACTTTATCTACTTTTTTCTTCTTAGCAGCTTTGGTCTTAGGTGTAACTTTATGATGTTCTTTTTTTTCCATCTTTGTATGACCGCATGATGAACATTTCTTTTTCATTTCATTCCTCAAAATAAAAGGGGATCAACGTTGATCCCCCGAGATGAAAGACTAAACTGTCGTAATATAGTCAGCGTTCCAACCACGAAGTTGTTTCTTCGTCGGCTTCTTTACAAGTCCCTCTTGTCGAAGATCTTTGGGCGTATTCATCACCGCATAGAAGATCTTACGTGGCTTGCCGCTTGGACGTGGTGCTTGAGCCATAATCTATCCTTATTTATAAGGCTTAAAGACTTTCTTGAAGTCGAACATGGTTTCAGCCATTTGAGTTTCAACGCCTTCATAAGGTCCAGGCAACTCACCATGTTGATGATATGGACTATTACCCATTTCATGGATCATAACTCTATCAGGAAGATTAGAACGCATATTCATTTCTTCTGAGATCATACCTTTACCACGAGACTTCATTATTTTGTGGTGTCTCATTTCGCCCGAACGGCCCTCATGGCCTTCGTGCTTCATGTGATGCATCCCATCATGGTGCTTTTTGTGCTTTGGCATACTTATGCCCTTTCTGAGCAACGTTCACACTTTTGCGAACAGGTTAATAATAAAGAACCTCTACATCAGAGGGTATTTTTCTTTTCAGCATCTTTTTCATCACCCGCTTTGAGCGAATTGATAGCTGAGAGTAACTCTACGACATGAGATATGTCTATAGACTCAATCTCTTTCAGGATCTTGATCTTATTCAAGAACGCTTCTTCTTCTTGTTTACGTGACTCGGCTATCTTTTCTATCGCTAATGCACGGTTCTCTTCAACACGAGAATTACGCTCATTACCTGAAGCTTGTTGTGAGTAAGCCATAGAATCAGAGAGTTTGGTCTTAGCCAGCATATCTTGCATTTGAATCTCCATCTGCTGCTGTTGTTGTTGTTGAGCAGCTTGCATCTGTTGTTTCTGACGTTCAATAAGATCGCTCTTGCCTTGCATCGTTGACTTCTCAAGAACGTACTCAGCATCTTTAAGTATCCCACGTTCAAATAAATCAAGTGCTTGCAGGAACTCCATCTGCTTCTGGGTCTCAGTAGCAAAACCATTCTCTACCGCGCAATGATACTTCCCAAAGGCCTTGTTATAGAAAAGCGGTGCAGCTTTTTCACCGCCGAGCATCTTCTCAATCTTTGCAGGACCGTAGTTAGCTCTGACAGCATCCATACAGATTTCACCAAGAAGGCATTGAGAATCATCAAGGCGATCAAATATGGGGCGAAGGTTGATCAGTCCTGCCCCTTGCTGAAGAGCAGCTCTATAGCCAGATTTGTCTTCACCTGTGTTGAATCCCATATTCTCTTCAGAAATACCCGTACAGAGATGGAACTCATTACCAAGACTATCTTGCATCTGAAAGTACGATGGGGGTATCTGTGGGGGCTGGATCTGTTGGATATCAGTCATCTGAGCATCGTCTTTAAGCGGAATAACACGACCTTCACCAGGCTGAAAGAGATGCTTGATGTCAATGACAGCGTTCTCTTTAAATATCCAGCCAGAATTAGATACAGATTCAATAAGGTTAAGCGATAGTATTATACGTCTGTTCAAGAGCATTTGCGGATCCCTTAATGATCTCGCAATGCCTTGTATGCGATTGTAAAAGAAGGGAAGCGAAGAGTTGTAATATCCCACAACTGGAACGAAGGGATAACGATCAATACCTAAAGGTTGAACACCGTCATAAAAGACACGATCATTGATTTGTATTGCCATACGAACGGTTGGGATCATCTTCTTATCGAGATAAACACGTGGATTAAGTGACAAGAAATGACGAACTTTATCTTCATCTTGCGTTGATACATCAAGCATATCGCCCGTTTCTTTATCGATGAGACGTTTTTGCTCACGATAATCACGGTAATAGTATTCATCGTACGTTACACGGTTGATATTACCGATTCCATATGCTTCAGGCATATATTGGAATCGGCCATCATGCCCAAGCTTACGCATGCCACCAGAAAGGCCCATGATCTCCTCTTCTTTTTCGGGTATCATAGCCGCTGCTTGTCGATGCGTAAGAAAATTTCTAATCCACACGAAATTACAGTCAGATAGATCGAGATTACGAAAATATGGGTCAATATAATACTGATTGTAATCATAGTTAGCGACTTTAAGATCACCAAAGATTGGATCATCAGTAAAGTCTAAATAGGCATGCAAGATATTCATGCCCGAGATACAGGCACCTTTATGGAATGCTTCTGAGATCGTTCCATAGACGCGTTCATTCTTGTATATCGTCATGAGTATCTTAGTCCATTGATCAGCAGTATCTTGATCTTGCTCATTTTGAGGAACACAAATTGTGCTCTTTCTGTTAGCCCGTTGATATCCCGTAACCATATTAATCATCGGCCTGGTACGGTTGAAATAGAATTGCTGAGATCCACCAAAGGGTTGATTAGTATTCCATCCATAAAGGGCCATAGAGCCTGATTCAAGCATGTTATCGATATTAGCTTCGGTCTGATAAACCTGCCATAAAGGCTGGTTAAGTAAATAACTGTCGTCGATTCTTTTCTTTAT